ATATTATATGGTTAGATGATTCATTGCCTTTTCTTCATAGTGTTAAAGCAATGAATCTAAAGTTCGACCTTATTTTAGTCAGTGCTGTATGGATGCATCTTTCAAAAAAAGAGCAAAAAATCTCACTAGAGACGCTAACTGATCTTTTAACATTGAATGGGAGAATGATAATTACATTGCGCTTAGGACCTCCCGAACCAGATAGAAACATTAACGTTGTTAATACTGAGGAACTTCTTGAGTTAGCGTCTCAGTTAGGTCTGAAAACATTGCGAGTTACGTCAATAAATAAAGATAGTTTTCAACGTAACCAGATAACTTGGCAGAAAGTTGTATTATCAAAAAATAATGAGTAAATAACTTAGTATTATTCGCACAGACCGTAGCGTGAAGAGCAAACCTCTATATCGAGACTTGCTTTTACAAGATCGTAGACCTTGCCACCGCGCCCTGTTTTTGCCCACTCTACGACTTCATAAACACCCGGAGAATTAAGATCTCCACGAGGACCATAAAATCCTGACCAGTCGATGTGTTGCACATCAGGTTTTAGCCCAAAAAGTTGAATATTTCGACCAAGTGGCAGATTGAACTGTTTCATCCAGCGTTGGCTTATCTCTCCTACGCTCATCCAGTGTACCCATCTACTAGCAAGGCGTACCTTCAACTCCCATTGTTTGTGCTTTTTGATGTGCTCTGGCCAGCGCGCAGCCGTCTCTGCAATTTCCTCTTTGTTGCATAGCACGCAATTCATGCAGCCAACACGAGACGCACCTTGCATATAAAGTGGATTTGGCTTAATTCCGAAATATTTGTGAACTGCGAATACGTCCTCAGCCGTCCATTTGTGGAGCGGCAGGAAGTTGTAGAGAAAATCGGCGTCGCGCATATCGCGGGAAAACCTCTCATATCCAGCGCGCTTAGAGGACTCATCCGCGCGAACACCAGACCATTGTACGATAACATCGCCAGCATCAAGGAGCGGCTTTATGGCTGCGTCGAAAGCTATCTGAATTTTCAGTTCGTCTGTACAGAATCGGTCGCGCAGCATAGGGAACTTGCCATGCAGAAGGGAGCAATCCAAAAAGCTATTACCGGATGGGTGCATAACGGAAAGCGCAGCATCAAGAGCAGTTTCGAACTCAATTCCCCAGCGTTCTGCTGTGCGCTTCCAGGCTTGCCCGAATTTGGTGTCAGAACGTGCGAGGGAAGGCATGACTATGCCACGGTATGCTCCCATGCGGATCATCTGTCGTTTAGACCAGTTTTTTTGCAGATAAATTCGTCGTTTGGCAAAATCTTCTTCAGTGTAAATCCGCTTCACAACCTGCACAGGGCTACAACCGATCTGCTCATGAATGCTCCTGGCGAATTCGACAGTTAGATTATGCTCATTATCCGTGTCTGCCATAACAGCATGTACCTGTTTGCCGAATAATGTGTGCGCCACTGCGAGTGTGGCAGTGCTGTCTTTTCCTGCTGAATAATTCACGATTATCTTATGATCATTAGGGATGCGAAATTCATTTATATATCTGTTGTAGGACTCTTCTATTTCGCGAATTTTCTTGCTGATGTCTGTTGGGACAATAATTATTGCTGCCTCGTTCATACCGCCTCCCGTTTATTATTTATCTCCTCAGCCAGCCGCTGGGCTTTCAGCGGATTTCGGATAACAGAAAGCCCGGGAAATACCCAGCCTCGCTTTGTAACGGAGTAGACGAAAGTGATCGCGCCTACCCGGATATTATCGTGAGGATGCGTCATCGCCATTGCTCCCCAAATACAAAACCAATTTCAGCCAGTGCCTCGTCCATTTTTTCGATGAACTCCGGCACCATCTCGTCAAAACTCGCCATATACTTTTCATTCCGCTCAATCACGACATAATGCAGGCCTTCACGCTTCATGCGCGGGTCATAGTTGGCAAAGTACCAGGCATCTTTTCGCGTCACCCACATGCTGTACTGCACCTGGGCCATGTAAGCCGACTTTATGGCCTCGAAACCACCGAGCCGGAACTTCATGAAATCCCGGGAGGTAAACGGGCATTTCAGCTCAAGGCCATTGCCGTCACTGCATAAACCATCGGGAGAGCAGGCGGTGCGCATACTTTCGTCGCGATAGATGATCGGGGATTCAATAACATTTACGCCGGAAGTGAACTCAAACAGGGTTCTGGCGTCGTTCTCGTACTGTTTTCCCCAAGCCAGCGCTTTAGCGTTAACTTCCGGAGCCACACCGGTGCAAACCTCAGCCAGCAGGGTGTGGAAGTAGGACATTTTCATGTCAGGCCACTTCTTTCCTGATCGGGGCTTTGCTATCACGTTGTGAACTTCTGAAGCGGTGATGACGCCGAGCCGTAATTTGTGCCATGCATCATCCCCCTGTTCGACAGCTCTCACGTCGATCCCGGTACGCTGCAGGATAATGTACGGTGTCATGCTGCCACCTTCTGCTCAGTGGCTTTCTGTTTCAGGAATCCAAGAGCTTTCACTGCTTCGGCCTGTGTCAGTTCTGACGATGCGCGAATGTCGCGGCGAAATATCTGGGAACAGAGCGGCAATAAGTCGTCATCCCATGTTTTATCCAGGGCAATCAGCAGAGTGTTAATCTCCTGCATGGTTTCATCGTTAACCGGAGTGATGTCGCGTTCCGGCTGACGTTCTGCAGTGTATGCGGTATTTTCGACAATGCGCTCGGCTTCATCCTTGTCATAGATACCAGCAAATCCGAAGGCGAGACGGGCACACTGAATCATGGCTTTATGCCGTAACATCCGTTTGGGATGCGACTGCCACGGCCCCGTGATTTCTCTGCCTTCGCGGGTTTTGAATGGTTCGCGGCGGCATTCATCCATCCACTCGGTAACGCAGATCGGATGATTGCGGTCTTTGCGGTAAATCCGGCATGTGCAGGATTCGTTGTCCTGTTCAAAGTCCATGCCGTCAAACTGCTGGTTTTCGTTGATGATGCGGGACCAGCCATCAACGCCCACCACCGGAACGATGCCGTTCTGCTTATCGGGGAAGGCGTAAATTTCTTTCGTCCACGGATTAAGGCCGTATTGGTTGGCGACGATCAGCAATGCGATGAACTGCGCATCGCTGGCATCGCCTTTAAATGCTGTCTGGCGAAGAGTGGTGATCAGTTCCTGTGGGTCGACAGAATCCATGCCGACACGTTCAGCCAGCTTCCCAGCCAGCGTTGCGAGTGCTGTACTCATCCGTTTTATACCTCTGAATCAATATCAACCTGGTGGTGAGCAATGGTTTCAACCATGTACCGGATGTGTTCTGCCATGCGCTCCTGAAACTCAACATCGTCATCAAACGCACGGGTAATGGCTTTTTTGCTGGCCCCGTGGCGTTGCAAATGATCGATGCAGAGTGATTCAAACAGGTGCTGGGGCAGGCCTTTTTCCATGTCGTCTGCCAGTTCTGCCTCTTTCTCTTCACGGGCGATCTGCTGGTAGTGACGCGCCCAGCTCTGAGCCTCAAGACGATCCTGAATGTAATAAGCGTTCATGGATAAACTCCTGAAATTTTGATGTGCGGATCCAGACAGTGCGTTAACTGCATAGTTGTTTGAATGAACTCGCTTGATTAATCAAAATGTTGGATCACACTATGTCTTGCTCAAAATCTGATAAATAAGGTGTCTAGAATGCTGATTGATAAGTTAAAGTCTTCTCCGATGTACCCAACCGCAGAAATGGGTAAGCAGTCGAAAAAGAATCATTGGTATGTAAGGGAAAAGGGGAGTGATCAACCGCAAGACCAGACCTGGAGAGCTTGGTGGGAATCTCGCTCGCTTGGCAAAGGCCATATCAATTGGAGATCTACATGCGTAGCAGAAAATGTACTCGATCCATTCAATCCGCCATCTCGGTTTGAGGTTGATTTCAAAGCCCCTGATGGGAGTATCTACAACCTTGAATTTGCTTTGGCTCCACACGGCCCAAACAAGTGAGTAGTTAGTGGCTCAGACCACCGCCAGTACCATTCAGGTAAACCTCCACGAGCAAATCTTTTGTGTACGTTCGTTCGATGCCGCGATGCAAGTAAAGCCGACCGCGCAAATTAGCTGATGCCGTCCAGGTACCATCTTTGTGTTTAACCAGCATACCTGGCCGGACGGCACCGCGATTAACGGTCTGAGTTCCGTAATGTTGATGAACCATAAAAACTCCTGCCCGTAAGCTGGGCTGCTGAACATATAGAGACTTCTGCGCGTATTCAGGCGGTGGATGGCCGCCGGTTGTCATAACTAAGCCGCCTCGTTGAAGCGACTGAGGTATGAAGTGTTGAGTTGATTTCAGCTGGTCACACCGACGTTCACGCGTCCGCTTCACCCCTCGCACTCCCCGGAGCCTGCTGAAATTCAAGCTGCGGATCTAAGCGGTCATCGCAACGGCGAATCAGGTGGTTGCCGTATCGTTGTGTTGTTGCGACATGGTAATAATAGCTATTGCTATTGGTGATATCAATACTTATTGCTATTGATTGATGTATTTTGATATTAACTGTTTGATAGCAAAAGGAATTAATTTTGTGACTTGCATCGCATAGCGATAACTGAAGCGGGGGTTATGGTGGTTTTTTGAACGGTGTGTGATGAGGGGAGGCAAAAGAAAACCCGGCACGACGGCCGGGGAGGGGGGGTCATTTTAATCTATCAAGGAGTGACTCTCTTTCCTTCTTCTCTGATTCTCTTCGGTTTAATAACGCTTTAAACTCTTGAAGCTCAACCATTATTTTATGAACGAATACACTGGTATAGAGAGAAATAAAGAGTAATCCACCTGAAATTTTTAAGACCCTGAAGAGTAGGGCTTGATCATTTGTGCTTGCTATTAACCCCAAGATTACAAACAAAGTTGAAAATACATAGAAAGCTAATAATAAAACCAATTTCAGTCTCTTGGATTTGACTATTGGCACTAATCGCCTAACCTCACTAGGGGTTAAAGACGAGTGGTCATTGGCCTCATTTGCCTTAAAAATGGCTTGTATACAATATGATAATGGCAATTGCATGAGTCCAACCACAGCCCACGGAGCTGTTAGGACAACACCCGGTGTAATATAGCCCAATGCTAACTTGAACAAAAAGTAACCAGCAAAATAGAAGACCAACATACCAATAAGGTGGATGATGTTCGATTTCATTATCGCCCTCCTTTTGGTAGGTTATTTTGCAACCAATTCTCCGGCATCAAGTTTTGAGAACAGCCACTTATGCATTTTTAAGAATAAATCATTTTCATCAATAATGCCATTGTTATGTTCAACGCTAATTTTTCCGGATAATTTTATCTCTTTTCCCGTTATTTCCCCACCGCCTTGAAGTTTGATGCTAATATCATCCTCATCTAGATGTCGTAGTGAGGTAGCAATACTGTCTATAACAGCTTGACCGCTATCATTTGTTTTTCTGAAGTATGTAATCTCGAGGCTTACTTGTAAATTGGCCTCATCTAATGAATCTTTAATGTTTATATCATTTGCCCAGTTATCGCCAAAAAATGCTTTTAGTAGCGCACCTCCTTTCCCTATTGGGCGGTATTTTATTGTCTTCACCGAACCATTTGAAAAGGAGGGTGTTTGGTTCTCTGAATTTTTAACTTCTGAAGTAATGGGTAATCCACCAATTTTTATGCTCTTGGCTGGTGCTTTCTCCATTTTTTTCATCGTTTCTTCGGATGGCTTATCTTGAAGCATTAACACAGATTCTTTTTCATCTGTGAATGTATTAATTAGCCAATTCAAATGCGCCTCAAGCTCCCTTGCTCGAAGCGATGTGGATTGAACGATCATGACATGGTTGTTTAGTACACCAAAATATAAAATTGAATCTACAAACTCTCTTTTTTTGTCACTACGTTTATCTCCATCAATAATTATATCATTAGACGTGATGGAGTTAATGTCATAAAATTTAACATTATCACTAAGCTCTAATAGAGACTGGCTTTTGTCTTTTTCAAATAAAACCAGTTGCCCAAAAAGTATAGTTTTGTATGTGTCGCTTTTATTTAAGAAACGATACCCCGAATTTTCATCTGAAGGTGTTATTTTTTCTTGTCTACTAAGTACTTTTTCTGCAACGCCGCCCTCACCTATAATACTAAGTAGTATGTTTTGTAATGATGATTTGCTGTGTGGGATTACTGCTTTTTTATAATGAACGACTTTTTGTCTGTTATCTTTCATTGCTATAGTCCAACTAGTATTGAATAAATAAACACAGTTAAAGACATAAAAATTTCTTATAGCTACCGATAACGTAATCGGTAGCTATTACAAATCAACCAAAGGTAATTCTTTACATACTACCTACCCATGCTTCCTGTAGGTCTGCGGCATGCTCCCGATGACTTTCCCAAAAATGAACACCCGGTTCATCTCGTCTTTCTCGATCGGGTCCCACGGTGAGTAGCTCTTGTTATCAGAGATAACCAACAGCTTATCCTTCATCATTTGCAGGCGCTTTACATGGGCTGTGTCGTCGTACAGAAACGCATAGATGCCATCACCGTCGAAAGATTTAACCGTGATATCAACGAACAGCAGATCACCTGGTTCGATTGTTCCTGACATGCTGTCACCACGTACGTTAATGATGCGGATATTTTCCGCCTTCCTGCCATCGAACATGTGACGAGCATCGTCAAACGAGTACTCAACCGAGCGTAGGACTTCTACAAACTCACGGTTGATGACTCCCGGCCCGGCACTCACTTCTATATCAAGAACGTCAATCTTGAAGTATTTGGAATGGTTGACAGTAGGCTTCCCTGATTGTTGACCGTCATTTCTCATCGGGCCTATGCCTGATGAGAGCCACTCTGTTCGAACACCCAATGCATTCGCTATTTCAACAATTTTTGTTGAGCCGCGCGCGTTGCCGCTTGTCAGTCTCCAGATTGTGGGTTGAGCTACGCCAGACGCCTTTGCAAGAGCGCCTTGAGACATCCCAGATTGTTCCATCGCTAGGTTTAAGCGATCAGCAAGAGTTTCTTTTTTCATAAGTTTTAATTTATACGCTTGCGTATTGATGGTCAAAACACGTTTTGCTATTGCCATGGTTAATACGCATTGCTATTATCCATTCATTGTAATACCAATAGGAATTGATAATGACAAATCAAACCATTCAACTCGCAATCAGTATTACAGGTAGTCAAAAACGACTGGCAGATCTATGCGGTGTAGCCCAGCCCACTGTTTGGCGTTGGCTACACGGTGGCGGAATTGATGCCCGCTATGTAATGAAAATTGTCTCAGCCACTGGTGGAAAGATTAAGCCAGCAGATATTCGTCCCGACCTCGCACCATTGTTTAACGCGAGTAATTCTGCCGCCTAATCTGCGGCGTTAACTGATAAGGCGATGATTATGCAACCACTTACATACCAACAGACTAGCGGATTTAGCCCGACTGCGGTGATAAATCGTTCTCAAATAAAACAGGTGCCAGGCCACGAAAAAATTCGTGATGCCGTCCGCGCCTGGTCTGCTGAAGATAATCAGGATGTAGTTGCCGCACTCATTGTGAATGAGTATCGAGCACAGGGCGGCGGCACCATCGATTTTCCTGATGATGTCAGTCGTGCACGCCAGAAGCTGTTCCGCTTCCTCGATAACAAATTCGATTCTGAAAAATACCGAAATAACGTGCGTGAACTGACCCCGGCAATTCTGGCGGTACTACCGCTGGAATATCGCGGCCACCTGGTTGAGCAGGATAGCTTCATGGCTCGGCTGGCTGAAATGGAAAAGGAACTCAGTGAGGCAAAGCAGGCGGTCATTCTCAACGCACCACGCCACCAGAAACTGAAGGAGATGAGTGAAGGCATTGTGTCGATGTTTCGAGTGGACCCAGATCTGGCTGGTCCATTGATGGCGATGGTCACCACCATGCTGGGGGCAATATGACAGGTTCAAAAATGGCGAAAGTCGGTCTGCGGGAACAGAACCGACTTTCAGGTGCAAATCGTAACACACTCATTGCGGGAGGAATTATGGCAAACACTGCTGAGATATTCAATTTTCCAGTGCCGGATGCGGCACAAAAGGAGCCGCGCGTGGCAGATCTCGATGATGGTTATACGCGCATTGCAAATGAGTTGCTGGAAGCTGTAATGCTGGCCGGATTAACACAGCACCAGCTTCTGGTCTTCCTGGCTGTCATGCGCAAAACATATGGCTTTAATAAAAAACTGGATTGGGTGAGCAACGAGCAACTTTCCGAGTTGACCGGGATATTGCCGCACAAGTGTTCTGCTGCAAAAAGTGTTCTGGTAAAGCGTGGGATTTTTATTCAGAGCGGGCGGAATATCGGCATTAATAATGTGGTCAGTGAATGGTCAAAATTACCCGAATCAGGTAAGAAAAATAAAGTTTACCTGAAAGAGGTAAATTTACCTGAATCAGGTAAGAAAAGTTTACCCAAATCAGGTAAAGGCACTTACCCGAATCAGGTAAACACAAAAGACAAACTAACAAAAGACAATATAAAACCTTATTCGTCCGAGAATTCTGGCGAATCCTCTGACCTGCCAGAAAACGACCTTCCTGTGGTGAAAGCGGATGCTGCGATTCAGAGCGGCAGCAAGTGGGGGACAGCAGAAGACCTGACCGCCGCAGAGTGGATGTTTGACATGGTGAAGACCATCGCGCCATCAGCCAGAAAACCGAATTTTGCAGGGTGGGCTAACGATATCCGTCTGATGCGTGAACGTGATGGACGTAACCACCGCGACATGTGTGTACTGTTCCGCTGGGCCTGCCAGGACAACTTCTGGTCCGGTAACGTGCTGAGTCCGGCCAAACTCCGCGACAAGTGGACCCAGCTCGAAATCAACCGGAACAAGCAACAGGCTGGCGTGACAGTCGGCAAACCAAAACTCGACCTGACAAACACTGACTGGATTTACGGGGTGGATCTATGAAAAACATCGCCGCACAGATGGTTAACTTTGACCGTGAGCAGATGCGTCGGATCGCCAACAACATGCCGGAACAGTACGACGAAAAGCCACAGGTACAGCAGGTAGCGCAGATCATCAACGGTGTGTTCAGCCAGTTACTGGCAACTTTCCCGGCGAGCCTGGCTAACCGTGACCAGAATGAACTGAACGAAATCCGCCGCCAGTGGGTGCTGGCTTTTCGGGAAAACGGGATCACCACAATGGAACAGGTTAACGCTGGAATGCGCGTAGCCCGTCGGCAGAATCGACCATTCCTGCCATCACCCGGGCAGTTTGTCGCCTGGTGCCGGGAAGAAGCATCCGTTACCGCCGGGCTGCCAAACGCCAGCGAGCTGGTTGATATGGTTTACGAGTATTGCCGGAAGCGCGGGCTGTATCCGGATGCAGAGTCTTATCCGTGGAAATCAAACGCGCACTACTGGCTGGTTACCAACCTGTATCAGAACATGCGGGCTAATGCGTTGACTGACGCGGAATTACGGCGCAAGGCTGCCGATGAACTGTCCTGTATGACCGCACGAATTAACCGTGGTGAGGCTATACCTGAACCAGTAAAACAACTTCCTGTCATGGGCGGTAGACCTCTAAATCGTGCACAGGCTCTGGCGAAGATCGCAGAAATCAAAGCTAAGTTTGGGCTGAAAGGAGCAAGGGTATGACGGGCAAAGAGGCAATTATTCATTACCTGGGGACTCATAAGAAATTCTGTGCGCAGGACGTTGCCGCGGTAACAGGCGCAACGGTAACCAGCATAAATCAGGCTGCGGCTAAAATGGCGCGGGCAGGAATCCTGGTCGTTGATGGTAAGGTCTGGCGAACGGTGTATTATCGGTTCGCTACCAGAGAAGAATGGGAAGGAAAGGTGAGCACGAATTTGATTTTTAAGGAGTGTCGCCAGAGTGCCGCGATGAAACGGGTATTGAGGGTATATAAAAGAACATCAATGGGTACACAATGATGAAACAGGTGAGTTGAGTTCAAACTGTAGTACAATTCTCTCCAGTTTGAACAGGAAAGAATATGCTATGAATCCTTATATTTATCTTGGTGGTGCAATACTTGCAGAGGTCATTGGTACAACCTTAATGAAGTTTTCAGAAGGTTTTACACGGTTATGGCCATCTGTTGGTACAATTATTTGTTATTGTGCATCATTCTGGTTATTAGCTCAGACGCTGGCTTATATTCCTACAGGGATTGCTTATGCTATCTGGTCAGGAGTCGGTATTGTCCTGATTAGCTTACTATCATGGGGATTTTTCGGCCAACGGTTGGACCTGCCAGCCATTATAGGCATGATGTTGATTTGTGCCGGTGTGTTGGTTATTAATTTATTGTCACGAAGCACACCACATTAAAAATAATTTGTTTTTAAACGACTAAAATATGGAGGCTCGTATATTTATATG